TGGGAGGCTGGGTGTCATGAGGGGTGGATACTGAGGAGGTATCCTTGTAGGCTTGGGGCGCTGCGGAAGAAGAGTGTTGAGTGGGATGCTGATAGGAGGAGAGAGAATATGGCGGTGAGTGATTATGCGGGACCGAAGAGTAGGGGAGTTTCTTCTACAGATGACATCGATACTGGTTCTGCTTATTGGCTAGCAGGATTGGCGGCGATAGATGAGCCGCGATGGAATGACTCGGTATTTCCGTATGCTGAGATGGCGGAGGCTTTGTATAATGTATCGATAGCGATGCCATTGCGCTTGGCGGCGGAGGCGGCTGGGTTGGAGTTGGCGTTGTTTGATCGTTATCGGAAGCTTGAGCCGCGGTTGGAGCAGATGGTCCGGGTTGCGCGGGCCAAGGCGACGAAGCCTGCGATTGAGAAGATCATGGCTTCGAATGACTGGAAGGCTGCGGCTTGGCTGCTGGAGCGGAATCTGGCGCGTGAGGAGTTTCGCGAGGAGGCAAAGTCGCAGGAGAAGCTGGTTATTGAGATTAATGTTGCCCGCGATGCCTCGGCTGCTACCGGGGTGATTGACATAACGCCGGAGGGAAGCAATGCCGCAGTGGTCGCTAGCCTACCAACCCAACGAGAAGCAGAAGATATTTCACGCGGTTAAAGCGCGGCAGATCCTGTATGGCGGCTCGGCTGGGGGTGGGAAGAGCCATGCGATCAGGATGGATGGGATTATTTCGTGCCTTCAGAACGCCGGGTTGCAGGCGTATTTGTTTCGCAGGACATATCCTGAGCTGAAGGACAACCACCTGATACCCATCCAACAGATGGGGATCCCGCCGGAGGTGGCGGTGTGGAAGGAAGTGGATCGGAAGCTGACGTTCTTTAACGGGGCGTTTTTGCAGTTCTGTTTTGCCGAGGATCTGGGGGATATTTACAAGTACCAGGGTGCGGAGATGCACTGGCTGGGGGTGGACGAGGGGGCGTTGTTTCTGCCGGACCAGTTGAAGTTCCTGCGGACCCGCGTGCGGCTTGGGCGCTATACGCCACCCCAGGGGGATATGTTCCCCCGCATTGTCATTGGCAGCAATCCTGGCGGCCCGGCGCACAACTTCCTGCGGGAGGTATTCCTCGACCAGGCGCCGCCGATGCACATCTTCAATGACAAGACCACGGCCGGGCGGACGACCAAGGGATGGCCGAGCGTCTACATCCCGGCTCGGATGACCGATAACCCGTACCTGGATGTTGAAAGCTATGAAGGATCTTTTACGGCCCTTGCCCCCGAACGAGCCAAGGCCTTGCGGGACGGCGACTGGGATGTGGTGGCTGGAGCCGCCCTGTCAGCCCTCGACCGCGGGCGGCATATGGTACGGAGCTTCACACCGCCACGACACTGGACACATGTCATGGCTATGGACTGGGGGACCGCAAAACCCTTCTCCGTGGGCTGGTACGTCGTAAGCGAGGGCGCGACCCTGGCGGCAAAGGATGGGTTCCCCGAAACCTACTTGCCCAAAGGCGCGATGATCCGTTTTGCCGAGTGGTATGGATGGAACGGCCAGGCCGATGAGGGATTGCGCCTGTCGGCAGCAGAGGTCGCCAGGGAGATCGTGCGGCTCGAGGAGGAAATGGGCCTGCCGCCGATCGATGTGCGGGTGGCAGATCCGCAGATGTGGGCGAGTCAAGATGGCCCATCCCCACAAAGGAACATGCAACTTGCCTCAAATGGCAAAATCACGCTAAGACAGGGGCGGAGGGATCGAAAAGCCAATTATGCCGAAATCATCAACCGCCTCGTTGGCGAGCGCGATGACCATGGGAAGCTGCACCCCATGCTCTTCATCACGGCAAATTGTCGGCATTTCTGGCGAACCGTTCCCGGCCTGGTCCTCGACGACACCGAGCCCGATAAAGGCCCGGCCACTCGCCACCAGGAGGACCATTTATATGATGAGGTAGCGTACGCCTTATCAACGTACTCAAGAGTAACAACGGAAAAGGACAGAATCAACGATGAACTGAGGGAGATGGCCGAGGAGCTAACGGGGTTCTCGGCTGTCAGGGATCCATATGCGGTCAGAACGAGGAGGATGTGATGCCGTTTTGGAGAGAAGTCGCACTGGTTTGCCGGGAGTTTGAGGAGCCGTTTAGCAAGCTTGACATTGCCAAGCTGATGGTTGGGGTGCCGGTCCGCTTGATCGACAACGCCATCAACAAGATGGTGCAGGACGGAACCCTTGACTCGGTTGGCTGGGTCGAAGATCGGGAGGGTCCGTATCGCAGGCTCAGAACCTATGTTCTGGGCGAGTTTGACCCGCAGGATGAATATTCTGTCTACAGCGCCGAGCGCAGATTCGCGCAGCTCATGGGGGATAAGAGGTATGAGGACTGGTACACGCCGGATGTGATCTGGCGTGGCTTGCCGCCGGCGACCTATGTCGCGTCGGAGGCCTCCACATGATCAAGTTTTTCTGCCCCAAACCCACCGCAAAGAACCGCGGGCGCCTGATGGCTCAGTCCTTTACCGGCGCAATCCCTGCCGAGCACGGGGAGCCACTGGGTGATGTCAACATGCACTATGGCATCCTGCATGGCGGCTCTGATCTCTATCAGCAGTGCAACCTGTCGAAGAAGACCTGGGTGCATTCCGACTACGGGTTTATTGGCGAGCGGCCCGACATTGACAGCGATAACGGGTTCTTTCGCTTCAGCCGCAACAGCCAGGCGCCATGGCTTGGCATGTGCAGGCCAGATTACGATCGCCTCACCCTTCTGCAAGATCTTGGGCACATCGCCCTGAAGGACCCCAATCACCGCGGGGGGTTCAAAACGGCGCTGTATCTGTCGCCAAGCGGGCACATGCGGGCGTTTTACAACCTGCCGGACAATTTTGACGAATACTGGCAGGCCGTTGCCAAAACATATTGTTCGAAACTTGTTATCAACCCGGAGGTCAAGGCGACTGACCTGGATCAGTTTGACCTGGTCATGTCCTTCAATTCGGCGCTTGGGTACAAGGCGCTTGAACGTGGCATCCAGGCCATCATGACGGCACCGCAAAGCTTGTGGCCGTGGGGCGTTATCCGCAATTCGACCCGTTTTATCGCAGCCCGGTATTACACCTTTGCCCTGGCTGCGTCGTGCCATTGGAACTTCGCTGAGATGCGATCCGGCAAGGCGCTGGAAGCCATGAAATGGACGGGGGTGATCAATGATCAAGGCTAAATCGGCCAAGGCCAAAGGGCGTCGCCTCGAGCAATGGATCGTCAAGCAGTTCGAGGCGCTGGGGCTGGTGGCTCGCCGGCAACCCGGCTCGGGGGCTTTTGATGCGTTCCCCCATGATGTCGAGGCCGTCCTGAAGGATGGCGGGCGCGTCCTGGTCGAAGCCAAGCAGCGCAAGAAAGATGCCTGGGCGACCGGTGAGCGGTGGCTTGGGCAGGCTGACATTCTGGTCGTGCGGCTGGATCCCGAGCCATTCAAGCCCGAGAACGAACCGCGGGTGTACATGAAGTGGTCCACTTTTGAGCGGCTTGTGCGATGAAGATCAACTTCTTCGCCACATCACGCAAAATGCCCGAGATTCGCCTCAACCTCGGCTGCGGGGCGCGGCGCATTGACGGGTGGATCAACATCGACAACTACGACTACGACGCCCGCGACACATCCCGGACCGGGTCTGATTACGACCTGAAGATGGACATCCGGCGCCTCGAGGTCATGCCGGGGACCGTGGACATAATCATGCTGGTCCATGTCTTGGAGCATTTCACGCGCTGGGAAGCGGTGGCGATGCTCAAGCACTACTTTGAGTGCCTGCGCCCTGGCGGCAAGCTGGTGGTCGAGATGCCGGACCTGGACAAGTGCATCGAGTGGTACTTGGCTGGCGAGAAGGCGCCGCACATCAAGACCAAGCTTGGCCCGCTGAACATGGGCTACACCCAGTTCTACGGGAACCAATGGGATGAACTCGACTACGAGACCCATCGGTTCGTCTGGCGCATGCAGGACTTCTTGCAGGTCTTGCGCGACACCGGGTTCTGGATCGTCGAGGGCCACCATAACGCCCAGTTTCACCAGCCGGGGCGGGACATGTTTGTTGTTGCGGGGAAGCCAAATGAGCCTTGACCAATACAAGATCATGCACGAGCAGGGGCATTTTCCTGGGCATTCGACGGCCAAAAACAGCGCCCAGATCAAGGAACTGATCGACAAGCACGGCGCGGTGACGTTGCTGGATTTCGGCTGCGGCAAGGGCGACCAGTACGCCCATCAGAAGCTGCATGAGACCTGGGGCGTGCCGAAGCCTGTGCTTTATGACCCCGCGGTGCCTGGCATCGACAAGTTGCCGAACGCCCTGCGTCCATTCGATGCCGTCATCTGCTGCGATGTGCTTGAGCACCTTGAAGGCCGGGATCTCTCAAATGCTGTCTTCGAGGCTGTGATCCGGGCCAAGAAGTTCGCATTCTTCTCGATCAGCACGCGCCCTGCGAAGAAGACGTTGCCTGACGGTCGCAACGCCCATCTGACCATTCAGTCGCCGGACTGGTGGCGTGGGTTTGTCGCGGCGAACTCATGGGCAACGACTGCTGAAATTGTTCTTGCCTTTGAGGAGGACGACAAATGGACCCATTCCCCTACTGGATAGGGCACGACGGGCGAGAACAGGACGCCTACGATGTCTGTATGTTCTCGGCCCAGCGGAAATCCACGATCCCGCTATATATCCGGGGCCTGAAGCACAGGGAGCTGCGGCAAAGCGGGTATTTTTGGCGAGAATGGCGCATCGAGGGCAAAAGCGGCCGGATGATCGATGTCACCGATGGCAGGCCGTTCAGCACCGAGTTCGCGCATACGCGATTCCTCGTGCCCGCTTTGCAGAAATACTCCGGCTGGGCGCTTTTCACCGACTGCGACGTCCTCTGGCTAGACGACATTGCGCGCCTATACCAGGAACGGGATGAACGCTATGCAGTGCTGGTTGTAAAGCAGGCCCATACGCCGACCAACAACGTCAAGATGGACGGCCAGGTGCAGCAGATGTACCCGCGCAAGAACTGGTCGTCGGTCATGCTCTTCAACTGCAAGCACCCCGCCAACCGGGCGCTCACCGTCGAGTATGTCAACAGGGCTTCCGGGGGTGATCTGCATGGCCTGGCGTGGCTTAAGGATGAGGAGATTGGGGAACTGTCGCCCGGCTGGAACTTTCTTGTCGGGCACACGAAGTCTAGCGTAAAACCGCGCTTGATGCACTACACGGACGGAGGCCCGTGGTTCGAGCATATGCGGGACACCGCTTATGCCGGATGGTGGACAAGCGAATTTGATCACATGATGAAAACGAGGGGACGGTTTCTATGAAAATCCTGGTTGTGACTTCCTGGTCGCCAATCGGCTACGAACTCTACGGCAAGCGGTTCCTTGATACTGCTTCCCGCTGGCCAAACAACATGGAACTGCATGTCGTTTCGGACCAAGATCTGGCCGAAATGGAGGAGTTCCGGTCGTTCATGGAGCGCCATGCCGATCGGAAGATGGATCCATCCCTTCCGGGGTACGACTACCGGCAGGATCTATGCCGCTTCGCTCACAAGATCTTCGCCCTTAAATCTGGACTGAAGCGGGCGCTTGAGTTCGATTTCGACTACCTGATCTGGCTCGATGGCGACACGGAGACCATCCAGGAGCCCACGAAGGAGTTCCTGGCCGAGATATGCCCGGAGGACCAGGACGGCGCCCTGTTGAGCCGTGTCGAGAGTGCGCCGCACCCGGAATGTGGCTTTATGTCGTTCAATCTTCGGAGGCTCGGGGCGGATTTCCTGCACTCCTTCATCGGCTTCTACGAGAACGACAAGGTCCTCGAGCTATCGGAGCTGCACGACAGCCACGCTTTCATGGCAATGGTCGTGGCGCACAGCGGCCACAGGAAAAGCGACTGGAAGGACCTGTGCCCCAAGGGGGTCGGGCCGTATGGGCTGGATGCTTTTGAGGGTTCGATCCTGAATGAGTTCTTTGTCCACAAGAAAGGCAACCGCAAGGTCAACCCGTCGAATGCGGAGATCGTCGAGTGGCTGCTGGGCGATCGCGTGGACAGGCATTTGACCGTCTCGGAGGCGAAGAAGCGCATCCGATTGGCCGCGAATGAGACCGTCGTGCTTGATTGCGACATGGCGCCGATTGAGGACGTAAAGGAGGCCCTGGTCTCGCTCAAGGACCGGCGGGTGATCTACCGCGGGTTCTATTCGTCAGACAGCCGCGGCAACCATGTGGACACCACCCGCTACGGCATCAACAACGCGCGAAGCGATCTGGTTGTCTTCGAGAGCATTGAGATAGCCAAAGGCGGCGGGTTCATTCACATTGCGGTGCCGAAGGATCAGTATCCGCAGGACTGCCCGCTGCCGGTGTTCACCCAGCGCCAGATGCAGGCTGTTACGCAGGAAGCTGCGAAGCAGATCACAAACAACGCCTACCAGACGAACATGCTCGTGCAGACGCAGAACTGCGTGCCGGTCGAGCAGATCCAGGCCAACATTCGCGCCAACCTTGGGCTTGTTAGCGTGTGGATGCCTACGGTACGCCCGCATCGGCAGCGAGCGGTCGTGGTGTCAGCCGGGCCATCTTTGGATATGCCCGAGACGATCGAGGCGATCCGCAAGGAGATTGACGCCGGCGCGAAGGTCATCTGCGTCAAGCACAGCCATCAGAAGCTCCTGGACAACGGCATTGTTCCCTGGGCATGCGTGCTTCTGGATCCCCGCCCGCACGAAGGCATTAGCACCCACGGTTCTCCACGCGCGGAACTCCTGCCCAAGGCTGACCCACGGGTCCGGTATTTCGTGGCCTCGATGGTCGATCCTGGCGTAGTCCAGAAGCTGCAAGGAACGGGCGGGCAGGTGTGGGGCTACCACGCCGCGGTGGGGGCGGATGAGATGAGCATCATCCCCGAGGAACACCGGAAATTCATGATAGGGGGCGGGTCTTCTTCGGCCGGACGGGCTATGATCCTGGCTTGGCAGCTTTTGGGTTTCTCGTCGATCGGGCTGTATGGCTTTGACTCCTGCCACCTGGACCACGAGAAGCTTGACAAGGGCGCCAGGCATCAAGATGGGACGCCGAAGTATTTCGAGATGGAGGTTGCCGTTGGTGGGGCCAAGAAGTCGTTCTGGACCGACCGCGACATCCTCTGCCAGGCCCAGGACTTCACGCGGCTTTTGAAGGAAACCCCGTGGATCCATTGGGACGCTCACGGCCCCGGCATGGTGGCGTGGCTCTGGAAGAACTCGAAGGGCGCGTTGCCCCGACTGGATGAGGTCTTTAAATGAAGAAGTGGCGCGGCGACAGCGACAAGATCAAGCCCAAGAAACGCCAGGCGTTATCGGGGCTGCTCGTCAATGTTGCCGAGGGCCTGTCGGCGGAGGAACAGCGAGAGATCGCTATCCTCTGCCTCGAGGACTTCGAGACCGATCGCATGTCCCGGCAGGCTTGGGACGCGATGCACGCGGACTGGGTGGCGGTCTACAACCAGCAGGATTCGGCTGTAAACCGCCCCTGGCCCGGCAGTTCGGATGAGAGCATTGGCCTCCTGACCGAGGCCTGCAACAGCTTTGCCGCGCGCGCCTACAAGGCTTTCTTCCCGTCCCGCATGCCTGTCGCGGCGATTCCCGTGGGGGTGCAGTCGCAGGAGATGGCTGACCGTGCCAAGCGCGTGGGCCAATTCCTGCAATGGGCGCTCTTCGTCAAGGATCAGTCCTACAAGGAAGACAAGGCGGCGATGCTGCTGCGGACGGCGATCCACGGCAGCGACTTCACCAAGACCTATTTCGATCCGGTCCTGAACAAGATCACCGTGCGGCCGGTTCGGGTACAGGATCTGTATGTGCCCTACTCCGCTGGCCCAGTCAGCATCGAGGACGTACCGCGGAAGACCGAGTTGATCCACCTCCCCCTGAATGAGGGGCGGATCCGTGCCGCCGAGGGGTATTTCCTGGCCGCGCCCGAGCCGATGATGATCGGCCAAATGCCATCCGTCATTCAGGAACAGGTGGATCTGGATGTCGGCATCACGCCATCGACGGCCACGAGCGAGGACTACGCGCAGATCATCGAGCAACACCGTGATCTCGACCTGGACCAGGATGGCATTGCCGAGCCCTATAAGGTCTGGGTGGATGTCACCGGCCAGCGGCTATTGCGCGTCGAGGTGCGATACGAGGTGGACGAGCGCGGGCGCCCGGTCAACGGGTTCCTCCCGATCGAGGAGTATACCCACTATCGTTTCTTGGTGAACCCGGACGGCTTCTACGGATTCGGGCTCGGGTTCATGCTTGGCAAGGCCAACATCGCGGTCAACAAGCTCCTGCGCCAGTTCATCGATGCCACCACGCTGTCGATCCACGGCAACATGAGCGGCTTCATCTCGGAGAACCTGGCGATCGCCAAGGGGCCGGTGAAGCTTGAGCTTGGCAGCTTCAAGAGCGTTTCGGCCAGCACGGACGACATTCAGAAGGGCATCAAGACGCTGTCCTTCCCCGCGCCACCGCAGCAGGTCATTCAGGCGCTGTCCCTGCTCGAAAGCCGCGCCCAGCGCATCGGCGCCACCACGGATGCCGTGTCGGGTGACGTAGACAAGGTGTTGCAGCCGAGCACCGTCAGCCAGTTGATCGATCAGGCTCTGACCGTCTTTACCTCGGTCCAGGAGTTCCTGTTGAATGCCTGGTCGAAGGAACTGAACAAGATCTACAAGCTGAACTCGCTCTACTTCCAGGGCTACGAAACCTTCATGAACCTCACGCCTACGGGGCCAGAGGCAAGTTTCGTGTCCCAGGAGGACTTCGCGGTTGACATGATGATCATGCCGGTTGCCGACCCGCGGTTGGCGAGCCAGCAGGCCCGCGTCCAGAAGGCACAATTCCTGTTCGAGTTTGCAACCAAGAATCCGTTGATCGCCAGCAACCAGCAGGCCATGCTCGCTGTCAGCCGCCGTCTGCTCGAGGAGATGGAGATTGACCAGATTGATCAGCTTCTTCCTCAGTCTGCGGAGCAACTACCGCCTCCTCCGCCAGATCCGAAGGCAATTGCGGAGCAGCAGAAGGCTCAGGTTGAGGCGCAGAAGCTTCAGCTAGAGGCGCAAAAGACCCAGCAGGAGATCCAGTTGGAGGCCCAGAAGCAGGCCATCCAGCAGCAAATGGATCAGGCCAAGATGATCGCTGATCAACAGTTGCAGCAGATGCGGATCGAGTCCGAGCGCATGCTGGCCGAGATGCGGCTTCAGAACGAACGCGCGATCGCCCAGGAAAAGCTGGCCCTGGAGCGCGAGATTCAGCAGATGAAGTTGCAGATCCAGATGCAGGTGGACATGCAGAAGGTCGAGGTCCAGGCGCAGGCCGAGCGGGAACGCAATGCCCAGCAGCAGGCCACGGCTCAGGCTGGCGCACAGGCCAATGACAGGCAGATGAGCAGCATGATTCCGTGAGGAGGCCAGGAAACCTGCCGAGGTCTTCTTGCCCAAAGCCGACATTTGGGTAGACATTGAGGACGATGTGGCCATCCTTGTGGCCCTCAACGTAATCTAGGAGGCTTCATGCCGAAGACCCCGGCTTGGCAGCGCAAAGAGGGACAGAGCCCATCTGGTGGCTTGAATGCCAAGGGACGAGCATCGGCCAGGGCGCAGGGAATGAACCTCAAGGCGCCACAGCCAGAGGGCGGGCCGCGCAAGAAGTCATTCTGCGCCCGGATGTCGGGCGTGAAGAAGAAGCTTACATCGGCCAAAACTGCCAATGATCCTGATAGCCGGATCAACAAGGCGCTGCGGAAGTGGAAGTGCTGAGATGAAGAAGCCTATCTGGGACAGAGATCGCCCAAAGTCTCTTGGCAAGCCGAAGAAGCTGTCGCCTGCACAGAAGGCGTCTGCCAAGGCCGCGGCCAAGGCGGCGGGGCGTCCATACCCGAATCTCGTGGACAATATGCGCGCTGCGAGGCGCAAGTGAACAATAAGTTCGACCCCGACGAGATCGCCACATGGCGGCGAGATCCGATCACGCAGCACCTGCTTGCCGAGATCCGGCGGCAGAACGTCGCGCATCGGTATCGGGTGGCAACGGACATGATCACGCTCGGCCGCGCGCAAGGTTACGACGAGGCGCTGAACTTCATCCTGAAGATCATTGAGCCAACTGAACGCATAGGTTGACCATGGCTGATCGCGCTCAACAGATGGCTCAGGCGATGACTGGGCAACCCCTGTTCGATGACACAGGATACGAGCGCGGAATGGTCTTGCCTTTGCGCCGCAACATCGCGACTAATGAACTGCAGTTTGCTGTGCCGGGAATGATTGCTGAGCCGGTTAACGCTATGCAACGCGCTGTTTCCGCAATGCGAGGCGGGCAGCAAGTTAGTCCCGCGGACGTTGTTCAGTCGCTTGGCCTCGCTGGGGCTGGAGGGTTCGCACTAGGAAGCGCCCCGGCAGGATCTGTCAGGGCGTTTTTGGGGCGGACAACCCCGCCAGCTAGGTTTATGCGAGAGCTTGACACAGAGATCTCCAAAGCGTTGCAAAGAATAGAGCCGTCCGCATCCAGGGACATAGGGAAGCTGCTCAACAGCCCTAATTACTATGATTCGGCAGTAGCAAATGCCTACAACCGATTGCTTTCAAATAGTCTAGATGACGCGATGATGAGAATTGCGGACGAATATGCCCAAGTTGGGAGCATGCCTGGAGCTATCAACTTTTATCGCGCCACCGGAAGGTCTCAACCACAATGGCCTGGAGAGATTTTGAAGCGAGATAGGCAACGTTTTTTGGACATGCCAACCGCAGACAGGCTTGAGGAATTAGCCAAAAACATCGCTGACTTGCGTCAGGCGTCAGGTGTACGGGGATTCCGGAGGAAAGATTTTGATCCTGTTAAGGCGATGCGTGATATCGGAGATCTCCAAGAGGCCAGGGCTGCGCAGCAATATTTTTCTATGATACGACAGGGGCAGATGCAGGAACTGCCAGACATTGTCCGCAGCGCGCAAGCCGCGGACTTCTTAAGGTCTAGGGGGGCAGTTAATCCGGCGGCTGAATACGCCGCCCGAGCGCGGGCTCTTTTCTTGCCGAGGGTTCCATGAAATTGCACGAAGCACTTAAGGTCATTGGCCAGCAAGGACGCTATGGTGACACGGAGCTTGCCCATGTGAACCCGCGCGAGGCGGCGATGCTGCGTGCGATGGGCGGATCCGGGACGATCAACCCGAAGACTGGTCTGCGGGAGTATGCGTTCGATCCCGGCACAGGTCTTGGAACGGATCCTGGCGGACCTGAAGGCGCAATCGGCGCAGGCATGGACACAAGCGGCATGGGTGGCGGTGGAGGCGAGGGGCCGGTTCAGGGGCCGACATTTTCGGGCGAGCCTCTTGCCCAGACCGGGTTTGGCCGCGCAGTCCAAAGCCTCAACGACTACATGCAGAACCCCGCAAACTTCCAGGGCGGCCCGAGCATTCTTAGCCCGAGTTCCTTTGCGGCCTACGGGTTGGCTCAGGCACTTGGTTCTGGCCTGCGCGGAATGGGCATTGTCGGCAGCGCGCCAGAAGTTGCATTCGACTACCCGACCGGCCCCGAGGGCAGAAGCGAAAGCGCCATGCAGGCTATGGCTGGCGGTCCCGCGGCGCCGAGTTACATGCGCGGCGGCACCATGACCCCGCCATCGGAGATCTCATCGTTCATCGGTCCAGGAATGTCTGATCTTCAGCAGCGAGCATTGATTGGAACTTATGGCACGCAAGGGCTGAACCCGGCGTTCCGTACTGATCCCGTGCGCCGCTACTATGCGAACATTCTGTCCCGTGAGCTTGTTCAACCCGGCGGGCAACTGGCGCAAACGCCGTATATTCTGCCGATCGAGCAGCAGTATCTGTCCGGGGTAGTAGGCCGACCCGTGCAGGACTACTCGAACGCCGCTCAGGTGTACGAGGCCATCCGCGGCCTGATGTGAGGTTGCTATGTACAAGAAGAATGGTAAGAAGAAGAAGGGCGGTCGCTCCTGCTGACGCCTTGAGCGGTGCTCCTCCCACCGCTCGGAAGGGGGGATGGTTTTCCCTCCGTTACATCCCCCCTTCCACCCTCCTTTCAAAAAGATATCCTTTGCATGGGCATTCCGCCCACAGAGGAAAACATGAGGAAGAAATTAACGCCGCTATTTGCGCGCGTGGTCGTGCGCGCTGAAACATTGCAGTCTACGGTCGCTGCCAAGTACCAGGGTCTCGCCCGCATGGGGTTTGAAGTCCCAAAGACCGTCGAAGACAAGCAAATCCCAGATGAAGGCGTCGTCGTCGCGGTGGGAGACTCCTGCGAGTCGATGAAGCCTGGACAGCGCGTGCTGTTCGGCAAGTGGGCGGCAAAGCCCATTGCCTTTGAGCCTGGCCTGTATGTGATGCAGGAAGAGGACATCATCGGGATCATCGAGGAGACCAACGATGAGTGAGGAGCGTTTCGGCAACCGCCTCGAGGTCACCGACGACGAGGCCCAGGCCGCGCCGCCGGCACCCAAGCCGCAGCCCAAGCCCAAAGCCGAAGAGCCGCCTCCTGCCGCCGAGCGGGACGAGGATGGCACTGATTGGGTAGACATCGACGATCCAAAACTCAAGGCTCGCTTCAACCGTCTTTACCGGCACACGAAGGAAGCCAACGAGCGAGCAGAGAAGACCGAGCGCCAGATTGCCTTGCTAGCCGAGCAGAACCGCAAGTTGCAGACCGCGCTTGAAGGCGTGGTCGGCGGCATCAAGGACAAGGCGGTGAAGGATGAGGTCGCGACGCTGAAACGGGAGGCGAAGGAGGCCCTGGCAACGGGCGACACCGATGCCTTCATGAACGTCAATGAGCGCCTGCTGGAGATCAAGCAGGAGATCAAGCCTAAGCCAGAGCCACAGGCTCCCGCTCAGGCAGCGGTGACTCCGACCGAAATGCAGGTACTCCAGTCCTGGCAATCCCAGCAGGATGACGACGGCCAGCCCATACGTCCCTGGGCGATGCCCGGACACCCGGAGTTCGCCGCAACGCAGGATATGGTGCGCCGCGTCATTGCCGAGCCAGGCATGGACGACGCCCCGATCCGCGAGGTCCTGCGGGAGGTCGATCGCCGGATGCGTCGCTTGCTCGACACGGACAACGAGCCTGACGAGCGCCCGAATCCTGTCCGCCGCGCTTTCGCCTCGCCTCGAGGTGCGACCCCGGCGCCGCGGGAGCAGACGAGCCTCTCCGCCCAGGAAAAGGTGATTGCGGAGGCCATGTTCATGTCCGGCCGAGGGGGCCTTGCGAAGAACCCCAAGGAAGCGCATGAGTTGTATTTGAAACAGAAGCGGGCCATTGGAAGGTCCGTTTCGGCAGAGGAGTGACGAATGTCTGAGCAAGTCTCGCAGGCCGGTGAGCCAGCGATCGTGACCCGCGGACGGACGACCAAGGCGGGAGCCCCGAAGAAGGGTAACCGTTCCTGGACGCCAGCGGCCCCGCTTGGACTGAAGGCGCGTAATCCCGAAGACCGGCTTCGGTGGGTTTCGACCGATCAGGCGAACCTCATGAAGAAGCGGGCTGAAGGCTGGGAATACGCTGACAAGGGAGACGCCGTCCACGATCGACCGAATGGGGTCGAGAGCGGAGTCGGCGCACCGGCCGGTGTGCTGGAGTATCGAGACATGGTGCTGATGAAGATGCCGGAAGAGTTGGCGCGCGAAAGGGAGGCCTATTACCAGGCCCGCGCCCAAGAGCAACTCTCGGGCCTGTCATCGCGGACTAAACGCGACATTGCCGCCCAAACGGGTGCAATTGTCGAAGGTGAAATCAAAATCGATTAAGGAGAATCCTCATGGCTAATGCACCGTTCGGGTTCGCTCCCGTTCGGAACATGGCCGCGGGTGGTGACCTTCCGACGCGCCTTTACCGCGTGACGGCAACTGGCAACACCCAAGGCCTGTTCATCGGAGACCCGGTTCGCTTCAACTCGTCCGGTCTCGGCGTCGTCCGTCTCTCTGCGAATGCCGCCGCGAACACCCGTTGCCTGGGTGTCGTCGCGCAGATGTTCGACGAGAACGGCCGTCCGCTGACGTTCAGTCAGCCGACCCGTGGGCCTTTCCTGCCTTCGGGCACCGCTGGCTGGGCGGAGATCTACGACAGCCAGCAGATCACGTTCATCTGCCAGGCCGATGCCTCGGCGGCTGAGACGCTGATCGGCCAGTATGTGTCGCTGACGGCGACAAGCAACGGTGGCAACACCGCGGCTGGCACGTCGATCATCCAGCTTGCCGTTGGCTCTGCCGACACCTCGGTCAAGACCTTCCAGGTCCTGGGCGTGGCGCCGACCGAGTCGCGTGGGCTGGGCAGCGTCGCGAACAACACCGCGTGGGGTAATGCGAGCATCGACCTTGAAGTTCGCATCGCTCTGCACTCCCTGACCTCCTGATAGGGGAGAACTAAGATGACGACTGGAACCGCAAATCTTCCCGAGCTGCTTTGGCCGGGAATTGCAACCATCTGGGGTGACACCTACCGGCGCTACCCGCCGCTGTGGAACCGCATGATGATCCTGCGCCGCTCGACCAAGGCGTTCGAGAAGGAGCAGGGCGTGACTGGGTTCGGCCTCGCTGGCGCCAAAGGCCAGGGTGCGTCGGTCCCCTACGTTGACATGCTGCAAGGCTATCAGCGCGAGTATGTGAACCTGACCTACGGGCTCGGGACGATCATCACTCGTGAACTGATGGAGGATGAGCAGTACAATGTCATCAACAACGTCCCGCGGATGTTGGCCGAGTCGATGCGGCAGACGGAAGAAACCATTTCCGCCTCCGTCTTCAACCTCGGCTTCACGACCATGTTGGGCGCCGATGGCGTGTCGTTCTTCAACTCCGCTCACCCCAATGTCCGGGGCGGCACGCAGCGGAACATCCCCGGCGTGGCTTCCGATCTTACGCAGGCTTCTCTGGAGCAGGCGTATATCGACATCCACGACTGGCAGGACGACTCGGGCCTCAAGATCAACCTCATGCCCGAGAAGTTGCTGGTGGCTCCCGCCAACCGATTCGTTGCTGAGAAGATCCTCGGCACGAAGTTCGCTGTGGGCTCCGCCGACAACGACATCAACCCGATGGCGGGACAGTTGGACCTCATCGTCAATCCGTTCCTCACGGATCCCGATGCCTGGTTTGTCCTGACCAACTCTCGGGCTGGCGCGACCTTCATGCGTCGTCGTAATGCTGAGATCACCCGTGACAACGAGTTCGACACGGAGAACCTCAAGACCAAGACGACGGCGCGTTTCTCGGTCGGCGTGACTGACTGGCGTTACGGATATGGGGCGGCGGGCGCCTGACCCCATCTCGTAACGGCTGATAACAGGGAGCGGGGCGTCCTTCGGGGCGCCCTTCTTCTTTGAGGGGGCCTTTGACTGCGATTGGCCTCTGATAGATTGCTGACATTCCGGGATTCCCGGCCCTGCTGACCGCCCCGGCGGACGCTGCACAGACATCAGGGCCCACCTCGTGCAGGAGAGCACTATGGCGAATACAACCTTCGAAGGCCCGCTGATTGCGCGCCAGGGCTTTCGTGATGGCCGGTCGAACGGCCTTGTCCCACAGACGATCCGCCGCCGCTTTACGATCGCTGAGATCAACGCCGGCGCGGTGCTGGTGACGGCTGTCCCGGACTATGGGTTCCGGATGCTCGGGTGCCGGGCGATCGCCATTGGCGGGGCTGTCGGCGCGACGACGACTGTGGATGTGTCGGGCACGGCGACCACGGGCCGCAAGCTGGTGGCCTACGCGCAGGCGAACCTGACGCAGAGCACGGTGCTGACCGATGGCAACACGGGCGCGACGGTCCTGGCCGATGGCGCGAGCTACACCAAGAACGACAACAACACCTCGATCTCGGTGGGCAAGACTGGCGCCTCGCTGACCACGGCAACCCATGTGGACATCATCTTCACCTATGTTGCTGAGTGATGTGACATGAAGCCGAAACTCTGGCAGTTCGCGCTATCTGGCGGGAGCACCACGATCTACTGGCCGACTGACACCTACATCTCGACGCAGGAGTATTCGTTCAACGTGCGCCAAGTGGCGGGGACGGGCAATCTGACGACGGCCACTTCGGCGGCGTTCACGATCTTCCCGGTTTTGTCTCTGGGCGTTGCGAGCGCGAACTTCGTCCAGGTGACGGCTGCTGCCGGGTTCCACGCGGTGCATGAGGATCCTGCCTCGTGCTTCCGGTTCGTGGTGGCGGCTTCGGGTGCGGCTACGGTCGAGATCGTGGCGTTGCAGAGCGGGCCTGAACGGGCTCAGTAATGGCTCGCTGGACGGAGCGTAACCGCTGGCGCCGGGGCAAGTGGCTTGTCCGGGATGACGAGAGCGGTTTCGTCGAGTACTCCGATCGCGTGGTGCGGCGATGGGACGGGTTGTATGTCCGCAAGGACCAGGATGAGCCGATCGATCCACAGTGGTTCATCCAGGCCGATTCGGATCCAAAGCCCGTCCCGTTCGTCCGCCCTGACGAGTTGGCGCCTCCGACATGCAAAACAAGCCCGCCATTTCCGCCATTCCCAGGGCCGGGCATTGGGGGGATGCTGTTAAACCCTGATGATCCAGGTTTTCCGGGTCTTCGTTATGTATGGGTTTGGCCAGATGCAAGGCCTCCTGCTCCAGCATCCCCTGGCACATCCGTTTTCGTTGGCACCTCCATTGGCAAGATGGAGATCGAGTGCAGCTTCATGGTCTTCCCTGACTCAGGCCCCTATCCCCCGGCGTGACCCATGTCCCAGCAAGATAAAGCCACCCTGAAGACCGCCTTCCAGAC